GTCCTGCCAGTCGGGGTGGGTGCTGGCGTTGAGGGATGTGGCGGTGGTCTCCAGCCAGTCGGCGAGCGGCTTGGCGAGGGTGGCGGAGATGATCGCGCCGGAGGGGAGGACGGTTTCGCGGCCCGCTTGGTCTGCCTGGAGTTCCTTGGCGGCGGCCTGAATCTCGTCGGCTGCTGTCATGGCTGCTTTGGCGTCCTGGTAGCTGGTCCCGCAGTGCCGGCAGTCGCCGACCTGTGTGAGGGGGGCGGGGTGGGGGTCGGGGAAGCTGTGGTGGCAGGTGGTCATGGCTGTTCCTCGGGTGCCGGGCACTGCACGGGCGGGGCGGTGGCGGGGTCGATCAGGTCGGCGGCTTTGTCGAGGCCGTCGTCGAGGCCCCTGACGTAGTCGGCGGTCTCGCCGGGCGGGCGGGGAACCCAGTGCTTCCGCTGCCGTTCGGCGAGGTGGTGGGCGAACTGGTCGACGAGCTGTTCCGGGGTGGCGCCGAGGACTCCGTGGGCCCAGGTGGAGTCGATGGCGGCGAGGAGGCGTTCACGCGGGTCGGTACGCCACGTCTCGGGCTCGGGCTGGTCGGGCATCTGGTGCTCCTTCGTGGGCGTGTGTGGGCCGTGTGCGGCCTGGCGGGTGGGGTGGTGGGGTTCGGGTGGGTCGGGGCGCTGCGAGGCCGTCAGGCGGCTTCCTGGCCGTCGCTCTTGAACCACTGCTCGCCGCCGGGGTTCTGCCACATGAGGCCGTAGGGCTTCTGCACGGCGACTAGTCCGACGGTGGCGGGGTCGACGCAGTGGCGGTCTATGCCGTGGCGTCCGGTGCGGTGCTTGTCGGCGGCGGAGTCGCAGCTGAAGGTGCGGCAGCAGGCGGGGCAGTGGGCGCGACTGAGTCCGGTCCACCAGCCGCCGCATTGGGGGTGTCGGATGGCGTTGGCGGGGAGTGGGGTCTTCGGGGTGGTCATTTCTTGCTCCGTTTCGGTGTCAGGGTTTTCGTAGGACGGCCTGGCGGGGGCGGGTGAGGGTCTTGGGCGCGGGAGGGGGGTTGAGGCCCTCAGTTACACAACCCCCCAGTAACTTGCGGCAGTCAGCCCTTCGGCTGCTGCGGGATGAGGACGTCCGCCCCGCACTGGGCGCACAGGCCGCCGTCGGGCAGGTCGTCGGAGTCGAGCGGTGTCCAGGAGCCGCCGACGTCGTCGGCATGCCGGGTGCAGTACAGGTACAGGCCGCCGGGCGACCGGTAGGCGACGGGCGTCTTGGTGTCGTTGCCGGGATGTATGCCGCCTGCCAGGTACACGCCGGGCCGGATCTGGACGGGCGGGACCGTGTGGCAGTGGCAGGGGATCACGCGGTGGCAGTGTCGGCAGAGCGCCACGGTCAGGCCTCCTTCGGGTGGGGCGTCTCGGTGTCCTTGCCGGGCTGCGCCTCAACAGCCGGGCCGTGGGTGTCGGCGTGGAGGTGCTGGAGCGGGAAGCGTCCGCCACAGGTGCACCGCTGCGTCTCGGCTGGTGGTGTCTCGGCGGCCACCCGATCCACGACGGCAGACTCGACGGCCAGACGGCGCAGCGAGTCCACCGTCTCCACGTCGCCCTCCCCCAGGGAGAGGATCTCCTCCTCGGCCAGGTTGAGGGCGTGGGTGAGCGTGTCCCGCTCTGCCTGGGTGAGCACGAAGGCCCGGTCTGCGGCAGGCACAACAGCCGAAGCGGGCACGAGGCCAGCCCTCAGCGCGGCGTGAAGGTAGCTCCGGGCATCCAACAGCGACAGATGCTGCTCCTGCTCGCTGAGGCCGTCCCAAGGCGGGCAGACGGCGTTGAACGGGTTCTCGTAGGCCAGCTGCTGACGGGCCTTGGCGAGAGCGAGGACACGCGGGTCGTCGACCTCGGGGCGGTCGGTGGTGTCGGTCATTGCTGCTCCAGGGGTGGGTGCCGGCCGCCCCAAGGACGGCACGGCGGGATGTGGTTGGCTGTCGGACAGACCCGCGCAGCTAGTCCCTGCGCGGGTCGCCTGCGTTCACGAGACGGGCGCGGCGGGCTGGTCGACGGACGTGAGCCGGGCCGGGCAGAACCGGGCGCCTCGCCCAGCCGCCAGGTCCAGCCACATGAACTGGCCGACAGTCAGCTCCCGGTCGGTGTGGAAGAAGCAGTCGGCGAACTCGGGGCGGCCCTTCTCGGCGAGCACGGGCTTCAGGTGCGGGATGGCGTGCGCGGCCACGAGACGGGCCGCGGCGGTGGGGTCGCTGTAGTCGACGGTGATCGGCGGGACGGGCCAGGCGGGGCCGAACTCGATCAGGTACGTGGTCATGCGGGTCCTCCGTGGTGTGGCTGGTGTCCGGGGTGGGGTGGGGTGCGGGGACGGGGCTCACACAGCAGGCGAGGCGGGGTTGTGCTGCGGGCAGGCGGTGCCGCCGTGCGGGTCCTCCCACCCGGCTTCCTTGCGGGCATCGAGTGCGGCGTCGCGGGTCTCGTACTCGTCGCCGAGGAAGCCGAAGCAGACGTCGCACTGGACTCGGTAGCTGGCGGTGATCGGCATGTCGGGTCTCCTGGTGGTGGGTGGTCAGACGACAGACGAGACGGCGGCGTCCTCGCGGGCCCACTGCTCCTCGCGCTCACGGAGCTGGCACTCGATGGCGAAGGCGCCCTCGTGGTCGCGGTCCTGCTCGGCCTGCGCCATCGACGCGGCGTAGGACTGGCGGATCTCGTTGCGCTTCGCCTCAACGGCCGGGCGCTCCAGCTCGGCCACGCGGGCCTTCAGGCGGCGGACTTCGGCGATCAGGGCGGGCACGTCCTCGCCCGTCAGCTGGTCGGCGTCGGCCTGCAACGGGGCGTCGGCGAGGAGGGCGTACTCGGTGAGGGTGGCGGCTCGGGTGGCGATCTCGTCGAGCTGCTGGGTGGTGAGTGCGCTGGTCATTGGCTTCCTTACTCGCGGGTCAGGTTGTGTGGTTGGGGGGTGGTGGCGATGGGGTCGCACGACGGCAGGCGGCTAGGCGGCGGGGAGCCGCTCGTACGCGTTCACTGCTGGGCCTCGATTCGGGCGAGCCGTTCTTCGAGTTGGGCAACGCGGGTGGTGAGGAGTGCGATCTGTCCGTCGGGGGTGTTGTCGGCGGGGAGTTTGGCTTCGCAGGTGCACCAGTCGAAGGAGCGGTCTTCGAGGGCGAGAGCAGCGGTGCCCATACAGCCGGGCATGACCGCGTCGTCCATGTCGGGGCAGATATGGCAGCAAGGCGGGCAGGCGTGGGCGGTCACGGGGTCTGCCCGTGCTCGAAGCGGGCTGTCCGGCCGAGGGTGTAGGCGGCCTCGACGCGCGGCAGCGCTATGTGGCGGTCGAGCGGGATCGCCTCGGTGAGGTCGTCCTGCGGCTGCTTGGAGGAGGTTCGGCAGGCCGGCGTGAGGATGGCGCCCTGGCGGCGGAGGCGTTCGTACTGGCTGACGGTGACGCGGAGCTTGTCCAGGACTGCGGTCGGCACGGTGTCCGGGATCGGGTTGAAGTGGTGGAGGCCGAACTGCGGGCTGGTGACGGGGCATGCGCTGTCGCAGTGCATGGGGCCTCGACCGAGGGCTGCCGACCGGCTGATCGTGAAGTGGGCGTGCGGCCGTTCCTCGCGGGGGATGTCGCCGAGGATGAGGATGTTGGTCTTGTAGTACGGGTCCGTGCGTCCGAGTCCGTGCTGGGGGTGGACGGCGTCCGTGAGGAGGCTGATGTCGAGGCGGTCGCTGGCGCCTTTGACTTCGACCCACCAGCCGAGGTCGGTGAGGTAGAAGTCGGGCAGGTAGGGGCGGCGGTGTTCGCCGACGAGGTAGCCCTGAGGCTCGTATTCCCAGCGGATGCCGAGGCTGTCGAAGACGACGGCCCATCGGGCTTCGAGGCGGCTGCGGAAGTGGTGGCCGGCGTAGTAGGTCTCGATCGCTTGGATGGTCACGGGGTTCCTTCCGTGCAGCCGTCGCAGGGCGCCGGGGTAGGGCCTGAAGCCGCGGTGCCGCAGGGCCACGCGCCTTTACGGGGGATGTGGTAGGTCGGCTCCTGGAGTTCGACCCGCCGAGCGGGGGCCGGCTTTGCGGGCGTGCGGCCGAGGAGACCGAGGAAGTAGGCGTGGAGGTCGCCTTGGGCACGGAGCGCGGCGATGTCTTCGACGGTGGGCTGTTCGGTCATGACGTCAGCCCTCGTCTGCCATGTCGACGAACCGCGAGTAGTGCAGTTGGGCGCCCACGGTGATCGTTGCTGTGGCGCCCCCGCGGTGCTTGCCCACGATGAGGTCGGCTTCGCCAGAGCGCGGTGACTCTTTCTGGTAGGCGTCGTCGCGGTGAAGGAGGATCACGATGTCGGCGTCCTGCTCGATCGATCCGGACTCGCGGAGGTCGGACACCATCGGGGTCTTGTCGGAGCGCTGCTCGTTCCCGCGGTTGAGCTGGGAGAGCACGATGACGGTGATCCCGAACTCTTTGGCGAGGAGCTTCAGCTGCCGCGACAGCATCGAGACGGCTACTTGCCGGGATTCGGCGTTGGGGGCCTGCATGAGTTGCAGGTAGTCGACGACGACGAGCCGCAGGTCGTTGGTGCGGGTGTGATGGCGGACCATGGCGCGCAGTCCGGGGAGGGTGAGGAGCGGCGAGTCGTCGATGTACAGGGGCGCGTCGGCGAGCTTGGGGAGCTGGAGTGCGGCGCGGTGCATGGCTGCGTCGTCGGCTTCGCCCCGCTTGAGGTGGTGGAGGGCGATGCGGGCTTCGCTGCTGAGGATGGTGTTGGTGAGTTCGTCGCGGCCCATCTCCAGGGAGACGAAGAGGGTGGTCGTCTTGTGGGTGATGGCGGCTGCGCGGGCGAACCCGGCGGCGAGGGTGGTTTTCCCCATGGCGGGGCGGGCGCCGACGATGACGAGTTGGCCGGGGGCCCAGCCGCCGGTGAGGAGGTGGTCGAGGTCGACGAAGCCGGTGGGGATGCGGTCGCCTGCGGTGGGTGGGGTGGTGGCGCGCTGGAGGGCGGCGGGGAGGAGGTCGGCAAGGCGGGTGGTTTGGGTGGTGGCGGCGGGCCGTACGAGGTTGTCGACCTCGGCTTGGATGGCGGGGATGTCGGTGGTGGGGTCGAAGGCGGGCGAGTCGCCGCGGAGCCGGATGCTGACGCCGGCGGCGCGGGTGCGGTGGGCGATGGCGGCGCGGGTGACTTCGGTGGCCCAGTGGCTGGCGGCGCCGGGCATGGCGTCGTTGTAGATCTGCGCGAGTTCGACGCTGTCGTAGGGGCGGGTGGTGGTGCGGCCTTCGGCGTGCCAGGCGGCGGTTTTGTGGGCGACGGCTTCCCAGCGGATTTCGCCGTGGGTGAGGCGGGGGGCTAGGTCTTCGACGGCGTACCAGATCATGCGGTGGCGTTCGTCGAGGATGTCGGCGGGGTCGAAGCCTTCAGCGGCGAGGGTGTCGACGATGGCGGGTTGGGCCATGGCGGTGGCGACGAGGATGCGTTCGGCATCGAGGTGGGTGTCGGTGGTCATGCGGCGATCTCCCTGCGGCGGTCGGCGCCTTCGAGGAGGAGGACGCTGCCCTTGCACATCTCGGAGAGGCGGGAGGCGACGCGTGGGCCGGTGACGGGGGCGAGGTCTGCGGGGAGGACGTCGCTGGTAATGATCACGGAGCGGCGGTTGATGTAGCGCTCGTCGAAGATTTCGAAGAGGCGTTCCTGGGTCCACTCGTTGGCGCGGGCCGCGGCGAGGTCGTCGATGAACAGCAGATCGGCCTTTTGGAGTTCGCGGATGAGGGTGCGGCCTTCGCCGTCGGGGGCGTTGGGGCGGAGCGCGTCGAACAGTGCGGTGGATCGCCAGACGCGGATCAGGGGCGTGCCCGCCCATGGTTGGCCGGGTCCGTACTGCGCCTGGAGCCAGAGGGTGCAGGTCTGCCACGCCGTGTGGGTCTTGCCGACGCCGATGGGCCCGGTGAGGAAGAGGCTGTTGCCGCCCCAGCCGGCGATCCAGTCGGGGATGCGTGGGTCGACGGTGATGGTCCGGCGGTAGATGAGCGGGGTGCGGTCGTGGAATCGCTGTACCGCGGCCTCGCGGCGCTCGACGAGGAGCGACTCGCGGGGGGTGAGGGTGTCAGAACTGGAGTGCACGCTGCTTCTCCTCGGCGGTCATGGTGCTGGTGTCGCTGGGGGCCGTGGGCGCTCCTTGCGGGGCGCGTTGGCGTTGCTGGTTGGTGGCCTGGCGGCGGAGGGTTTCGTATTTCGCGCGGAGCTTTCCGGGGCTGAGGATGTGCGCGTTCCAGAAGCTGTCGGCGTGGGCCCAGTCGATGGCGGTGATGGCCTGCTCGGGGGTGACGTGGTCGACGTCGATGAGGAGGCGGACGTCGTTGCGCCAGGTCTTGGTGATCCGTGGCTTTTTGCCGCCGCCTTTTTCGATCACGGCGGCGAGGTGCTGGCAGACGCGGTCGACGTCGGGTCGGGGAGGGGTTTCGTCGGAGGCGGGAGCCTCCGGATTTCCCTCTATTCCTTTTCCCTGCTCCCTGCTCCCTGCTCCCTGCTCAGGAGCGTCATCCTCCGGAGGGCTCTGGAGGTGCTCCGGAGTGCTCGGGAGATTCTCCGGAGCCTTGCTTTCTCGCTGGTCAGGGGCTTTCGGGAGGTCGTGCGGCGTGGGGAACCGAGGCTTCCGTGGGTGGCTGACCTTTTGGTGCTCGTCCCAGCTGTTGACGTACACCAGAGGCCGTCCGGACGCCTCGTAGAGGGTGATGAGACGGGCCGCTTGAAGGCTCTGGAGATCCTCCCGAGTCCTCTGGAGGACGTCCGGAGCCTCTTCGAGGGGCCAGATCGCTGCGCGGATGAGGCGTGGGTCGGCCGGCCCGGCTCCGTTGTCGTCGACGTAGGTCCACAGGCCGATGAAGGTGAGCCGCGCGGACAGGGTGAGGTCCGCGATCGTCAGCGAAGTGAAGAACTCCGGCTTGATCGAACGGATGCGAGCCATTGAATTCCTTAAGGTTCGTGCTGGTCAGGGCATGCGGAGGAAACCCCCAGTTCAGGGAGGCTTGATCGTTGCCTTGCCTAGGTCTGATTCTACCCTGGGGTGAGTAGTCACCCGCAATACATTCGCAACACACGTAGGTGAGAAGGGGTGTGTAGCGGTTGCACGGTCAGCTACCCTGTCGACATGACGACGAAGGGCACCCCCGGCCGCATGATCCGCATCGAGGACGATGTGTGGTCGGACTACGGCCAACTCTGCGAAGAGAAGGGGATCGCTCGCGCTGCGGACATCCGCATGTACGTCGTCCGCGAGGTCACCGCGTGGCGCAAGGCGAACGGCATCGAGCCGCCGAAGCGCAAGGTCGTGGTGCGCCGCAAGAAGCCGCCGGCTGAGTCCTGACACCGCCCCTCCCCTCCTGTCTTCTTCGGGCCCCGCACGCCGTGTGCGGGGCCTTCGTGCTGCTCGGCTACTGCTCGCTGGAGGGGAGTGCCGGCGGTCCGTCGCCGTGGCCGAGGGTGGGCCGGTCTTCGCGGAGCTCGGCGTGCAGCCAGCGCAGGCCCTTGGGCGTGACGACGGTGTACGGGCGGGCGCCAGCCGGGGTGAGCTCGGTGCGGACGGCGAAGTAGCCGCGGTCCAAGAGGTGCTGGTAGGGCAGCGGCGGACTGCTCTGCGTGAGCACGCTCATTCCGCGCAGCAGGCTGATGAAGCGGTTCCGCCCGAGACCGCCGGTGACGTGGCTGAGGACCTTGGCGGTAGCCGCAAGGTCGAGGTAGCCGTCTGCGGCGATGAGGTCGTCGTAGCCCTCGGCCTTGGGCGCCATCTCTGCTACCTGCTCGGCGAGTTGGCCGTTGGCCACGACGAGCGTCTGCTCGCGCTCCAGGGCGGCGATGTACCGGTGAGCTAGTTGGAGCTCGGTCATCGGCCTCTCTGCCTGGAGTTCGGCCTCGCGGGTGCGGGTGGCGAAGTAGGTGAGGGCCGCCGCGATCTCCGGCTTGTCGGAGTCTCCGCGCATCGCCGTCAGATAGACGCCGTACCGCGACAGCTCGTAGTCGAGGCCAGTCCGTCCGACCTGACCTGCATTTCTGTCGATGGCGACAAAATTGGGGTCTACCGGGATTCCGGCATGGCGGGCGGCGATCATCGCCTGCTTGACGGTTCGGGCGAAGTTCCGCCACTCGGCGTAGCCCATGAACGGCTGGAGTTCTCGTGCGTACCAGTACTCGCTTCCGTCCTCCCTCACGCGCCGAATGGCGTTGAAAGGGGAGTCGTCGGGGCCAGCGGTGGCTACGAGGGTCTTCGTCACGGTTCGCCTTCCAGGCTTGTGGTTCTGGCGTTGTGGTTGTGGGGAGTTGGGCCCGCCCGTTGGGGGAGGTCGGGCGGGCCCATGGCGGCCGCGAAGGGGGAAGGCGCGGCCGCCGGTCAGAGAGTCAGCGGCGGCGCTTCAACGTCCGCGTGTAGTCCTGGAAGCGGGCCTTTGCGATCACCGACCGGTCTGCGGTCCGCAGCACGATCCCTTCCGGCTGGCCACCCGCCCCGCCGTCGAGGGCCACGCGCGTGGACGGGAGGTAGGCGGCGAGCCAGTCGCGGGTCTCCTGCAAGCCGACGGGCACGTTGGCCGCGTCGAGGGTGGCCAGGCGCGGGGTCAGCTCAATGCCTTCCGCGTCGGCGGCCCGCTGGAGGGTGGCCTCATTGCAGAACCGCTGACCGCCGCCGTCGCGCCACGAGGAGATCTGAGCGCGGTCCCAGTCGAGGACGTCGGGGAGCAGGCAGGCGATGTCGAACAGCCGGTAGTCGACGTCCCCGTTGCTGGTGTACTGCTTGGCGCCGCCGCCGATCTTGTGGCCGTACACCTCCAGGAAGAACACGAGGATCTGCCGGTGTTCGTCGCGGGGCTTGAGCCTGTCGGCGAGCGGTTCCAGTGCGTCGACGATGCCGAGGGCCGGGTTGCTGATGCGGTCGCCGCGTGAGTAGAGGAGTTCTTCGCGGGAGCCGATGAAGAAGTCGCCGTCGGGGAAGAGGACGATGCGGCCGTTGGTGCCGTCGACCTTCTCGGTGAGGATGACGTCGCCGGTGAAGGCGGTGAACTCCTCCTCGATGAGGCTGCCGTTCTTGGGGTCGAGGGCGTGGTAGGTGGGGATGCTGGGGTATTTCGTTGCGGTGTTGAGGGCGGCGAGGTAGGGGTTGAGCATCGTGCTACTCCTTGGGTTGGGTGCCCCGCCGCAGTTCGGTTGCGGCGGGGCGCTTCGTTAGGTGGCTGTGCAGGGACCAGTTGGCGGCCCGTGACTCGGCGGTGGGTGAGGCACAGCGCGCAGAGGAAGTCCGCGAC